AAAGATTCGCGTGTGTTTTAATATCACGAATTTTACCGTCATAAATGGTGTCATTAAACTCTTTGCGTTTTGCGATTTTAATATTAAAATCCGGATCATTTAATTCTGGATATAAAAATTCCGAATCGATGTTTTCATCGCGTGCATTGTGTTGAATGTATTCTTTATTGAATAAAAACGCGTTGCCTTCGGTGGTATCAAGATCTGCTGGCGCAACTCCAATATTCATTTGTGATTGCACATCATCGCTCGGCAAGGTGATATCTACGGTAGGTTTATTTAGATTATTGTCGATGTTTATGTATATACTATCATCCGGTTTCGTAGGTTCTGTGGGTGTAGCAGTGGGTACAGTTGGTGTAGCAGTGGGTACAGTTGGTGTAACAGTGGGTGTAACAGTCGGTTCTTTCGGTGGAGAAGCCAATTGTTTGCTTTCAATGCAAATAATTAATTGAATCAGATCTTGTTTTCGCCGAGCATCATTCGTGTATTTTTGACCAATTGGTTCTCCTTTTAACGTAGATAGAATGTCTCTGAGTGCTTGCAAATTTAGTTGTTGTAATTGAATCATGCGTGAAAATTCTCGTTCGCTGGTAGGCACATAATCAACAGAACATCCAAGAATAGTTTTATTGCTGGTTTTTTTAGGAATCGGCTCACATAAGCCGGTCATCGCATTTCTGTGTTGCCCACGTGGACAGCGATCAATAATCTTCGGTCTAATTTTTAATGTGCGGTTGTTAGAATTCGGTTTTATTTTTTCTGTAATCTGAGACATCCTAACTTATTACTTTAAAATATATGTATATAATTTTACACATATATTTTTTAACAAAACAATTCTTAAACCGCGCAAGCAATTTGAAATGAATTAAGCGTACAGTTAATTTTGGTCATTAAAGACATTTTTTCTAAATTGTAAGGACGTACGCATTGTATACATTGTTCATATGTTTTCCATTCCAAACAACTCACCTCCGTTTTCTCATAGTTATTCATATTTAATGCAGATGCGTTTTTAACATATGTCAAAAAATATTTATGTTTATACGATTTATAATTAGAACCAGTAAAGATCTCTTCGTATGGCATAATATTTTGAATTAAAGTGAGAGCAGATATATCAATCCCGGTTTCTTCGTTAAATTCTCTTAAAGCACAAGTATAATCATTTTCCTGAAAATTGCGTCTTCCTTTTGGAAATCCCCATTCTGGTTCATACCAATTGTCATAATTATTGCTTTCATCAATCAGTTGGTTCAGATTATAAACCTCAGTCCGACAGTACACGCCATTTTTCAATGAGTTAAATTTTACTTTAGATGTGCTTTCTTCGTATTTATATTGACTTGAAATTTTGTTATCGCCCCAGATTTCACGCCATAGGTCATCAAACCCAAGTGTTCTCAACTTTTCTTTTTCAGAAATGGTCATTTGTTTTAGCATATTTAAGATATAAAATTTATTCTGAATATAGTACTTGCCCCTCATAAAATCGATAAATCCGAGAGTATCTTTTCTACGTATCATTAAGTATTCAATCTGTTTGTTCTCATTGTATCGAAAAGCAATAACGCCGATGCTAGTAATTGGCATTTTGCATTGATTAAAAATATGTCCTTGTTTCCCACAATTATTGCAATAATTCTCACACATAATATAACTAATTTAGTTTAACCTATCTGAATAAAGTAAAGTATCTTTATATAACTATTTGATAATAGGAAATGATATTTGACCCAAACGTATGGGGACCACATTACTGGTTTTTCTTACATACAATTGCGGAATCCTATCCATTAACGCCAAATGAGGTAACTAAACGAAAGTATTACGATTTGATACAGAATATGCCGTTATTTATTCCAATAGCAGAAATGGGTAATAAATTTAGTGAAATGTTAGATAAATATCCAGTATCACCATATTTAGATAATCGAGATTCGTTCATACGGTGGGTACATTTCATACATAATAAATTTAATGTGTTGCTTGGGAAAGAAGAAATGCTGCTAGTAGATGCATTAGAAAAATATAGAGCAGAGTATAAACCAAAACCAGTATATCTACACGAAAGAATACATATTAGACGACAATATATACACATAATATTAATTTTACTATGTTTATTTTTGATATATATGTATTATGAGTAATTGTAAAAATTCTCTTGATAGTATAAAAGGGACAATATGCGTATGGAACTAATCATCATATTAATAGCCGGATTTGTTATGGCAAACATATATACAGACGGTAAATATATGAAAATGTTGATGTCTGGAAAGAAATATTATCAAATGGCGGGAGTAGCATTTGGTGCATTGATGTTTTATATATTAATTAAACGAAATCCTTTGCGTGCTCGTGAAATAGTAACTACATCAAATGAATATATTAAGTATTTACCGATTGATAAAAACGCCTCGAACATTATTTCGCCAATATTAGATTTTACATCTAAGCATAGTTTTGCGAGTGAAGATAGTCAATATCCGATTATACCAATGGTAAATAATAACAACAACCAGTATGCGTCCGAAAATCGTATAATGAATTCTGGTAAAAAATCTACAAAGAGGTCAGTTAGTGAAACCAAGAAGAAATTTGTAGCTGCTAGACAGAACTGGAAATGTGAAGACTGTAAAAATCAGTTAAGTGCGTGGTTTGAAGTAGATCATACAGTAAGATTGGAATATGGTGGTAGTAACCATATAGATAATTTAGTCGCTTTATGTCGTGAATGTCACGGAAAAAAAACAACGATAGAGAATTTATAAAATGATAAAACCTGGCGGATTATATAATATTGTAATATTGTATAATCAAATAGAATAGAAAGAGATGCCAGATATAAATAGAATAAAAACCGGATTAACATCATATATTGTATATGTATTCTATTTAATAGTAGCATTATTTAAAGTCATCGGTGGATCGCTGTTATTGGTATTTTCGTCAATTGGCGAGGCGTTGCGCCATATATATGACACGATGATATCTACCTATGGAAATAAAGAAGGTTTTATGAAATATGGAATATTTTTGTTGACAATAATTGGATTAACTCTTACCTTAAATTTTGCATCAGACGATCCAACAGCATTAACCACTAGTATTTCAAAATATATGTATCCGATAATAGCCGTCATTTTAGGTACATTAACGTATGTATTTATAAGCAATTTTGTTGGTATAAATCTGAAATTTATTATAATGGTGTTCTCTACATTAGCATTAATATTTGGAACTGCTCTATATTATTTTTCAAGTAGCACATCCAATCTGGCTAAAAATCTGATCTATATAATGTCTGGACTAGTAACGTTCTCTGCAATAATCGGTCTGGCAATCATATTTTATTTTTATAGTAATTATATAAAATCACTGGATGGTTGGAGCGGTTTTTATGCTAATTTATTGTTTTATGTGCCGTGTTTATTAATTGATTTTATTAATTACATTAAATCTGAAATCGGAATGACCACAAATGTAGTATATTATTTATTTTTGTTACAGATAGTTGCAGCATTATTATATATATATATTCCAAAAATAGTAAGCAAAGTCGGTTTAAATGAAGGTACGCCACTACTTGCAGAAACCGCGTTTTTGGATATAAAAAAGGAATTAGGCAGTGGATATAATGTAGCCTTTAAAAATATCGGTTACAGCGACGATGCTGTAACTACGTACAGACGCTCATATAGCATATCAATGTGGTTATATTTGAATATGCAACCGCCAAACTACACCTCTTATGCGAAGGAGACCGAGATATTTAATTATGGCAATGGATTACCAAAAATAACATATATAAATAATGTTGATACAGATGGTAGCAAGACGCCCGATGTATTAAAGGTTTATTTCACAAATGCTGGCGAAAATAGTGCTCGAAGTTACAGTGTGAATATAAAACCACAAAAATGGAATCAACTTGTGTTTAATTATAACTCGTCTCAGGTAGATTTGTTTGTAAATGGATATTTAGAAAAAACGTTTGTTTTCAAGGGCAATGAACCAGAATATAACGCTGGTGATGTTATATCAATTGGTTCGGTAGATGGTTTAGACGGCGCGATATGTAACATTAAATATCATCAAACTCCTCAATCAAATGGTCAAATAGCAACATCATATAATCTATTAATGAAACAAAATCCACCTGTAAATATTTTGTGATGAATTATTATATAATGACTCCAGTGACAATAATTCTGTCAATTATAATAATCGTTTTAGTGTATGTTTTGTATGCATACCTAACCGGAACAGTTACGTCGTTGAAACCAGCCGCCACCTTAAATACTGCGGTTCCTCCAATTGAGAAGGTAGAAGGCGCGAGAAATACCCGATATGGATATAGTATATGGGTGTATGTAAATACGTGGGACAATAACAGTCCAAAGGTAATATTTAGTCGTGACAACAATATTGAATTGTATTTAGATAATGTTAGCCCAACATTAAAAGTGGATCTTGCGATGAATGAACAGGATTCCGCTGGCAATACTACGTATGAAACTATGGTAGTTACCAACAATTTTCCTCTTCAAAAATGGGTATGTGTCGCAGTTAGTGTAGACAACCAGTTTATGGATGTGTATCTAGATGGCAAGTTAGTAAAATCGCAACGTTTTTACAGAAATAACAATACTTCAAATGGGATCTTTCCACGTGTTCCGCCAGACTCCGCTACTGCGCCGGTTAATTTAGGAAATTCGCCGTTCGTGAAATTTGATGCATTTATTACAGAATTTAAACGATGGACTGCTCCGATTGATCCAGAGAGTGCATGGGATACTTATTTAGCAGGAAATGGAACCAATGGTATTTCCAGAGCATTTTCGGCGTATGGCATTGACGTAGCAGTATTAAAGAACAATGTGGAACAAACTAAGTTTTCATTTTAATGTAATAATTTAAATTGAGTTTTCGTTATATAATTCTACTGTATATTATATAACGATATAGATGAATTTTCAACCGAATGCACCACCCCTAGCAATATCAACTGCTGCGCCGGCGGCTGCTCAACAAATTGGAAATGCATTAGATAACGTAAAAAGTTCTTTAACGAATACATTTGATGAATTTTCGAATCAGGCGAGTGCCGGAGTAGGAGCAACTTCCGACTTCTTAACATCGAATACTATTATTGCGAAATTTGCCTTTATTTTGCTAATATTGGTCGTGTTTTTAATATTATTTAATTTAGGGATATCAATCATTGGTTATTTTACTGAGCCTGCTACAGATCCCTTTCTAGTAAATGGATTAATTGAAGGCACCTTTTCAAAAGTGATTCCACAAGACCCAAAACAAACAAATTCCATACAAATATTTAGGTCAAATGATCAATCAAAGGGAATGGAATTTACTTGGTCGACCTGGTTATACCTGAGTGATTTAGGTAGAGAAGAAAACAAATACCAGCACGTATTTAGTAAAGGAGATGGTAACATCAATTCTACAACCAATTTATCTATGGTGAATAATGGTCCAGGGCTCTACATAAATCCTATGAAGAATAGTCTCCACATTATAATGAATACCGTATCTCCTACGGATGAAAATACAACGATTGATATAGATAATATACCAATTAAGAAATGGGTGCACGTTGCATTGCGCCTTCAAAACACAGTATTAGACGTCTATATAAATGGAGTGATAGTGAATCGTCTATTGTTAAATAATACTCCCAAACAGAACTACGGCGATGTGTATGTATGCCAAAACGGCGGATTTTCTGGCAAACTATCGAATTTAAGATATTACGACCGGGCATTAAATGTATTTGAGATCAATAATATAGTTTCCGCTGGACCCAATTTGAAAATAGCAGAGGAGTCCAAACCAGTCGGTGGGTTCAAATATCTATCTAGCCAATGGTATTCATCTAAATACTAAATCTATTCCTATCAAGTAAAATATATAGTAAATAATATATCTATTTTACGCAATGTCTACCATCGACTTGAATATTGACACGATATGCAAATTGAGAAAACGACAACAGTTGTTTGCTATGCCATCGTTTAGAGCAACTCTTGTATCTCCATACCCAGCCTATACCGAAGAGCAATTAAATATGCGACGAAAAGTAGAGATTTTACAATATGCAAATAATCGATTAAGCACGCGAACAAATAATTTGACAAAAAAAGAGAAATTTGCGCAAATTATTACTGGGAAATATCAACCTAAACCGTATACAACAACATATGTAGAAACAGTTGGTTATAGGTATGATAGTGTCACTAATACAGACCAAGTAGTTATTGAACGAACGCCGGTATTTTCCAACCCAGAATGTCCGTTCGATGATTCAATTCCAACTCCAACATCTTCATCGGATGTTCCTGGACCAATAATCAACCTGTATAAAGATAACAGTATTCCTCTTTATAATTATGCTAACTCTACAAATAATACTATATACGCGATAACGGACGTTGTAGATACGGATATGTGGAAAGTAAATTTTGTATCCGAGAATACATTTGCAGTAAATTCAATCAAAACAAATGAATTGGGTACGTACGAGACAACCGCGGCGGATACAACCCTCGTATCACTTTATATAACAAATAATGTCTTGGATTCGAGATACATTTATGAAATTCATATACCGGTGGGGTTTTATTTTTACGGAATATACAAAGGGTCCAGTCCAACCGAATTAAATAATATACGTTTAGCGATCTCATCCTCTATTGGATTTAATCCTCAGGTAATATTTGCAGAAAATCCGGTAGAGACAAACCGCATAGTAAGTTTTCAAGCAGAGAGCGCAAATATTCGTGAAATGTCATTTAATGTGCCGAATACCGGTGCGGACTTTTCGGGTTCATTATATGCAGGGATGTTAAAAATAACAAATATCAATTTATTAACTGAACCTGGTTATATTTATGATATCAATATAATGACAGATGTTATATTAGAACAAGACATATTGCAGCAACTCTCAACTAATTATGATTTTTATTATGGATTGTATTACAATATAACAGAGACAAATAAAAAAGTAGAAAATGGATGTACAATTAATACGAATTATAGTTCCAACCCGTTATTGCCGATAAAATTTACTAATACATTGTAATTGCCTATATTCCAACATCTCGACATAGTGGACAACGCGCACATTTTTTTGAACAAACCGAACATATAAAGTGACCGCATTCTGGTATTGCCAAGTTATCTACAAGAATCGTTTCATAACATACCGGGCATTCATCTGCTTGATTTGTCTTTGCATATAATGTTCTTATGATGTGTTGCAATGTTAATAATTTTTGTTTAACATTAATATATTTATTAATAGACTCGTTTTTTACACGATCTAATTCTTGTTTTGTAATGCGCAGGCGGTGTTTGTAATGATAATTATCATTTTCGAGAATTGTTATATGCGAACATTGATCTTCATATAGTCGTTTTAGATGATTATACCTGTTTTCGAAAATAATTGGCTGCACTTGTGTAATTGGATATGGTTTATGTTGTTTTGCATACTTTACAACTATGGATGCAACTATTTTATCAAATTCAATGTTTACACTTGTAGCCTCGACATATGATATTTTGATTGCAACAATTTCATCTACATCTGCTTCTGCGTCTATTTTATGCTCTTCTTTGTATAATGCATACTCTCGAAAATAATTATTAAAGTCGGTATTAAATGTGGCGGGCGTAGGTAAGTCTTGTTCATTATATACCGTACCAGGTGGATATGACCTACCATTAATTGTATGTGATGTATCTACATCATAGAGTTTAACTAGTCGAGGCATTACAATCTCATAAAGGTGAAGTGAGCTGGATTTATTTTCAGTTAGAGTAAGAATATTGTATTGTATGTCATATGCGTTTAACATAAACATATCGATAGATTCTTTGCATAATTCATCACGTGATTTAGACATTGTTACGTAGATGTGTGTTAAGTTTGTTAAAATATTTATTATCATAACAAACAATTCAATTTTATTACATCGATCTCCGTTTATTGCATATTGTTAGTTAGGTTTGGGTTTAGACATTGATGTTGGCTAGGGAATATTTGACCAGACATGCACTTGGTATCTTGGTCGATTTCTACGCACCCCCTACGACCTTTAAATTCTCCTGCCAAACACCATTGGGTTTTTCCAATCGGCATTTGAATATTACTCGTGGTTGAATCTGCATCGGGGACGCTGCCTTGTATATTTGATATATTCAATGCATTATCAAAGCGGCTCTTTGTATTTGGGTCGACGACGTTTTTGCTACTGTCTTTTAAAATATTACCAACAGAGTGAATTGTTCCGGCAGCAATATCAATGCCAGTTTTTGCAGTTTCGGATACAACATCTGCCGTCGTGTTAATTACAGTACCAGTGGTATATCCGAATAAAGATAAAATTTGTATGAGAATTGGTTTGAATATATCCACAATGACTTGAAAAAAATTACCAACAATTTGAATAATATTACCGAAAATAGTTAATAAGTTTATTCCTAAAACGGATAATATAAGCAATACTGTGAGAACCGTTATAAGCAGGCTCCTGCTAATTGTTATTCCTCCCTCATCTGAACGAATGTTAAGAATAGGAGCAGACTGCATAGGTGATGTTTCCATACAATTTAATATATATATTAAAACATATTAAATTCTTTGTTCGTTTGCATTTGGCATATATTTTGTTTGTTTATAATAATAAATGGGTCTGTTTAGTTTTATTGAAACCTTCTTCTTTGTAAGTTTAGGCATTACGTTTATTTTGATTTTACTATTAGTTTATCATTTTAGACAGCGATTCACTACGCTTGAACAAAAATGCGATACTATGTTTGAATTGATTAATAACATTGTTACTGAATTAAATACAGTAAGAAATGTTCAACACGGATTTCATCCAGAGGAAGAAAACATAATTTTTCATCCAGATACAACAATGCCACGCGTCCATGATGTAGAACGCCTAAACCAGTTCGATGAGGAGCGTAGCGACGATGAAAGCGATGATGAAGGCAGTCACGATGAAAGCAGTGAAGAGGAAAATAGTGATGATGAAAGCGGTGAAGAGGAAAGTAGTGACGAGGAAAGTATTCAAGACTTGAAAGACGATAACTCAGTGAAGATTATTTTGCTAGAAAATACAGACAATGGAATGCTAAGCGAATTACCAGATGAGATGAATTATATGTCTGATAATGAAAACGAAAATAATAATGTTGAAACCCTTGGATTAAATGAGGCGGATCAGGTTGTAGTGGAGAAGTTAGAAATTAAACATTTAGAAAAGATTGATAGTGAGCCCTCTCACGAAGAACATTCAGACGATGTATATCGCAAAATGACGTTACAAACCTTAAAAGCGTTAGTTATTACTAAAGGATTGTGCAGTGATCCTAGCAAAATGAAAAAGAATGAGTTATTAAAGATGCTTGAGGCGTCTGATAATATGTAATAAATTTATCCTTAAAATTATAATATATCTCGAATAGTATATATTACAATGTTCTCCTCTTCATTAAATGAATATACAAATCTAGACAATGCATATCCGGAGGTGAAGGGATCTTTATCTCGCACAATGTATCCGGTTCATACTAATATTCAGTATCCAGAAATACCACAATATGTTAGTGGTGGAATGCGTGTTTCTGCAAGTTGGCAACCAGAAGCAGAAAACAACGCCGACTTACTCGCAAAAACTGGAATTACTACTAATTGGCAATACCGCAAATATTTGATGAATAATGCAAAAGATATCATAGAATATAACTATCGCGAATCAATAAATGACCAAAACGAGAACATACGTAAGTACGAATCACCA